GTGACTGCGTCGAACGCGGCGTCGGTGCGCTCGGCGTTGCGGTTGTACTCAGCCGCGGGCAGCTCGTGATCCTTCGGGGGGCGCGTGTCGTTGAAGTCTTTGCGCAACGGTGGGTTGGCCATCAGTGTCTCCTCACGCTTCCAAGCCGCTTTCCGCGCTCCAGAATCGACGCTGCCGCAGAACAACTTTCGCTCCGGCCGGGCCGCTGCACACCACCGGCATCAGCATCGGATTGGCCTCGGTGCCCGTGTACGGGGGCACCGCGTAGATCGGCTCAACACCGTTCATCAATCCGGCGAAGTTCGACAGATCGGCACAGACGTAGGTGTCCATGAACGGATCGGACATCACCGACAGCAGCGAAGTCACCGGCGCGGTCACGATCATGCGGGTGGCGTCGGCGCCCGCGCTGCGGCCCCACCGCCGCTCCTGCCCAAAACTCCAGTCGGGGAACTGCCACTGCTGCGCCGGATCAAACGTCCACTCCAGCCACAACAGCTGATCGGTCGGATTCCACACCTCGAACCAGCCCGTGTTCGGAGCGTAGGCGATCGTGACGCTCTTCTGCTGGCCGAACAGGCCCGTGCCGTCGAGGTTCGCAGTCGAGCTGGTCAGCACCCCGTTGGTGCCGACGGCGAACACCACCAGATAGTTGCCGGGCGTCCCGGTCACGGTGACCTTGCCCGCACCCACCGACGACAGCTTCTCTAGCGAGGCCCGCACATCCGCCGGCGCCGCGTTGTAGGCAAGGCCCGGGGTGATGGTGAGACTCTTGCCCAGGCCGGTGAGGCTGCTTGCCGACCCGGTCAGGGTGCCCGTGACGTTGGAGAACGCCACGTCGTAGTTGCCGGGTGTCCCGGTCACCACCACGTTCCCGGCTCCCACCGACGACAGCGCCGCCAACGCCGACTGCACCGCCGCCGGGGTGGCGTTGTACGCGATCCCTGACGCGGTCTGCCCGCCGAACGTGAGCGGGAACGTGCCGCCCGACCCCGTCACAACGATGCCGAACCGGTCGTTGGTGGTCTGCCCGCCGAACGTGAGCGGGAATCGGCCGCCGGTGGCCGTCACGACGACGGTGAACCGGGTGTCGGGGTTGGTCCACTGCGCGACGTCTTCGGCTGCCTCGAACATCGGGTTGAGAGCCAGCGCCGACACCACCGCGTGATAGGACTCGTCGATATCGGCGTCGAACCCGTCCTCGGTGGTGTAGACGATTTCCTTGGCCAGGCGCAGCGTCAGCGACCGCCGGCCCGACGGCCCGTCGTAGTGCCAGCGCACCTTCTGGAAGTTCCCGGGTGTGCCCCACAGGCGTTGGAACCGCTTGCGGCTCTCCGGGGTGAGCCAGAACGGCAGCACCGGCTCACGGATCGGTACGGTCTCGCCGACGATTCGGCCGCCGCGCTCGAACGCGCCTGAGGCGGTGCGCATTTTGAAGCCCATGTCGTAGACGCCCTGCGGGTCGACGTCGAGAATGATGTCGTCGTCGAGGTAGTCGTCTGTTGAATCCGACACCACGACGGAGTCACCGTTGGTCGACTCCAGGGTGATCTTGGCGACCGCCATCTAGAACCTGTCCAGCTTCGCCGCGGAGCGTTCTTTCTCGATGCGTTTCACCTTCTCCAGTGCGCCTTCTGCGTCGCGGGCGCTGACGTTGTACACCACCTGCGGGCCGGGCTGTTGGCCGGCTCGGCGGCCGTGCTCGGTCTCCGCGGGCGGTGGTGTGCCCGTCCCAGATGACGATGCGGACAACGGGTCCGACGACGAGCCGCCGCCGATGCTGATGCCGCTGACGAACGTCGAGGCCGCTTTCAGCCATCCTGGAGCGTCGCCGACGCCGAACACGTCGAGCGCCGACGCTACCTGTCCGCCGACCGCTTCAGCGGCGACGTCGCCTAACTCGAAGGTGCGTTCCGGCGAGTCGGGCGTCACCTTCGTCGTCACACCCATACCCGCGGTGAACAGGCCCGCCAGATCCGAGAATGACGACGGGAGCTTGAAGCTGCTGCCGGCGCTGCTGCCCGACGATGACGATCCGCCGGCGCCTGAACTTGACGGGCTTGACGGTGCGGGAATGCTGGGTGAAGCGGAGCTGGGAGGGCTACTGATCACCGCGGCAGCCGCCGACCCTCCCGCGAACGGCGACGACGACCCCGCCGGTCCCTCGCCGTACACCGTCGGCAAGTACATGTGCTGATCGAACTGTGAACTGTCCGCACCTGCCGCCTTACCGCCGATCGTGAACGGGCCACTGCTGCCACCGGATTCAGCGTTGCGACCATCCGAAAGGGTCATCGCCATGTGCCCGTCGTTGGGGTTGGGGCCGTGGTCGTACCAGCCGACACGGATTGTGCCCGGGCCGCCGGTGCCCTCAACGAACCCGCGCGCGCTCAGCCACTCCTTGGCCGTCTTCGTCGACATCAGGCCACCGCCCTGTCCCAGCGCGGCGTTGATGACGCGGGCGACCATGCCCGAGCAGTCGGTGCGGTTGCCCTGGCTGTAGGGGGTGCCTACGAGGTCCTCGGCCGCGTCGACGTCGGGGCCGATAGCGCCACCGGTGGCGCGCTTCCCGATCGTGCCCGATTTGAGTGCAGAGCGGAACGCGTAGACAGCGGCCTGGCCGCCCATCTGCTGCACGTCGATGGCGTCGAGCATGTGCTCCCCGTTGGACGCCCAGATCGGAATGATGTCGCTCTTAGGACCCCCAGGGCCGGAGATAGCACCACCCGCGGCGCGGCCACCGCCGGCGGGCCGCCGGGCCTCTCCCGGTACCGCCGGGGTGAAGGTTGGCGTTCGCAGCTGATCGGGTGAGATGACAAGTCCGCTGGTGTCTTTGAACGTGACGATGGCACTGATGTCGATCTGCTTACCGCCGGGAAGCCGCCCAATCTGATCGGCCACGTTCTGAATCTGCGCCTGCGCGTTCTGCGCGCTCTGCGCGGTGCCAGCCATGTTGCCGTCGAAGTCGTGCAGGCTGAACCCCGCCCGACCGATGTTGTCGCCCAGCTGCCGAATCCCGTCGCCCGCCCCGTACATCTTGTCGGCGAACCCGTCTAGCGTTCCCTGCGCGTCACGCAGCCGCGCCGCAAGACCGTCCTGGCCCACCGCGTCGGCCACCGTGGCAGCCGCGCCGACCATCTTCGAGAACGCCTCCACCACGAAGCCGCCGGCGTTGCCGATTCCCTGGACGAGCAAGCCCAGCGCCGAAACGACGCCGCCGATGGCCAGCGCCACCCCGGCACCCATCTCCGTCGCGACGTTGGCGACGGTGAGGAAGAAGTTGGTGATGTCGCCCTGGTGCGCGGTGATGAACGTGGCGAGCTGCTGCAATGTCGGGCCAAACGCGGAGGCCAACGACTGCTGCATGCCGCCCACCGCGGTCTCAATGGACCGCTTCGCGCTCTCTACTGAGCCCGCCGCGGTGTTGCCCATGATGTCCGCGGCTCGCTGGGTCGCCCCCGAGAAGTCGCCGAGCTGACTCACCGCGGTCGAGAGATCGAACTGGTTCAGTGCGCCGCCGAGATCCTCGGCCTGAGTGCCGAACAGCTCCACGGCGATCCGGGACTGTTCAGCGGGGTCTTTGACGTTGCGCAGGCCGTCGAGCACCTGGCCCAGCGCCTCTTTGGCGGCAGGGCCGCCCGCGGCGAACTTATCGCGCATCGCGTCAGCGGACAGGCCGATCGAGGTAAACGCGTCGACCGTGGTGTCTGAGCCGTCGACCGCGCGAATGCTGAACTCTTTCAGCGCATCTGCTGCGACGTCGGTGTCACGCGCGCCGCCCTTGACTGCCTGCGACAGCAGGCCGACCGCCTCCGGCCCGTCGAGACCCAGCTTGCGGAACTGGGTGCCGTACTCGGTGATGGTGTCCAGCCAGTCTTGGGACACGTTGAGGCCGGCCTGCTGGCCCTTGGTGATGAGGTCGAACGCGGCGGTGGCGTCGGGCGCCAGGCCCGTGCGGATGGCCTGCTGCGCAGCGCGCGCGACGGCGGGGATCTCCTCGCCCAGTATCGAGGACACGGTGTCGAGCTGACCGATCAATCCGGCCTGCTCATCGGCCGACGCGTTGGGATCGAGAAGTCCGGATTGAATGGCCGCGGCCGCGGCGTCCATGTTTCCTGCGATCGATTCGCCGAAATTGCCGGCATAGGCCTTGCCGGCCGCGTCAGCGATGCGCTTCATTGTGTCGCCGTCCACGCCTAGCTTCGCCTGGACGTTGGCCTGATTCTGCTGCTGATCCATGCCCGCCAACACCTGATCGGCGATCAGCGCGCCGCCCGCGAGCGCCACCGTCGCCGCCGCAGCAATCGCCATACCGATCGGGCCGGCCTTCGTCCCGATCGCACCGATCTGCCCCGAGAATCCTTCGAGAAACGCAGCACCGGCGCTGTCGCCGCCGGCCGCGCCGACGCCGCCCTCGCCGATCTTGCGCACCGACTCCGAAGCGCTTTCGGCCTTGCTCTTGAGCTTGTCGAGCCAGCCGCCCGCGCTCGGCGGGCCATCGGAGGCGCGCTTCTGCGCGTCGGCCAGCCGCTCCTGCGCGCGGGTGAGCTGCCGCGTCTCAGCCTCAACCGCCCGGGTCGCCGTCGCCTGCTTACGGAGCGCCGCCTCACGCGCCTCCTCGGCCGCCGCCAACCGGCCACCGCCAACGCCTTTGGCCTGAAGATCGTTGAGCTTCTCCTGCGCCACACGGACTTTGCCGATCGCGTCGGCTTCCTTGCTCTTCAGCCCAACAATCTTATCGCTCGACGCCTTGATGGCGCTCTCGGCGGACTTCACGCCATCGACGACGCCCTCGGAGAGCTGCTTACCCGCCGACCTGCCGACACCCTTCAGGCCGCCGAGCTGCTTGTCGATAGCCGACGACACACCGTCCAAAGTCGGAATGATCTGCAGCGTGGCGTATCCGATAGTCGTCACTACATCACTCCAATCCTTGTGCGCTTGCGCTTCTCGTACGTCGCTCGCAAATCGGCAATCCGCGCGAGCTTGGCAGCCCGCCGGCTCTTGGCTTCCAGCTCCACCCGGCGTGGATGGTCTTCGGTCCGGCTTCTGCTCCTTGGGAGGGCGAACAGAATCCGCACCAGAACCACCCACACGTCAGCAATCAGGTGTTCGAGGTTGCTCCACGGTGGCTGACCATCGTTGAGCGCCCGCGCCAGAGCCGATTTCGCCGACAAGTGCTT